GCCTCCATTAAAGACGGAAAAGACGGAAAAGATGGAAGGGATGGCAAGAATGGAAAAGATGGACGTGATGGAAAGCAAGGCGTTCAAGGAGTTAAAGGCGAAAATGGACGCGATGGGCGTGATGGAATCGATGGTAATGATGGTATTGGTGTCTCCTTTGCTCGTATCGATTTTGATGGTAGCCTTGTCATTGGCTTGTCTAGTGGTGTTGAACTCAATGTTGGTGAAGTTGTTGCTCCTGATCTTGCGGAACGCATCAAAGTCATTACTAATGGTGGCGGCACTTCTCAGTCTGTCCTTGATACTCTAGCCTCCCTACAAACACAGATAACAAACCTGATTCCTAGTCAAACAGGAAACTCAGGAAAATACTTAACCACCAATGGAACGGCTCTTTCTTGGGCATCTGTCGCTGGTGGACTCAGTTACCAAGGCACTTGGAACGCATCTACTAACACACCTACATTGACTTCTAGTGTTGGTGTCAATGGTTACTATTACATTGTTTCTACTGCTGGTTCTACTAACCTTGACGGCATTACCGATTGGCAAATTGGCGATTGGTTGCTATTTAATGGTTCAGTTTGGCAAAAGATTGACCAAAGTAACCTAGTCACCTCTGTTAACGGACAAACTGGTGCTGTATCGGTTGGAACTGTGACAAGTGTGGCGGCAACGGCTGGAACAGGAATTAGCATATCTGGTAGCCCAATCACATCAAGTGGCACTCTAACCATTACGAATTCTGCCCCTGATCAGACTGTTTCGCTGACTGCAAGCACAGGCATCTCAACGAGTGGCACATACCCCAACTTCACGATTACCAATAGCGCACCAGATCAGACTGTGAGCCTTACTGCTAGTACGGGTATTAGCACATCAGGAACTTATCCTAATTTCACTATCACTAATTCTGCGCCTGACCAAACAGTTGCGTTGACTGCTGGCACAGGGATTAGCACAAGTGGAACTTATCCTAATTTTACGATCACTAACTCTGCGCCAGATCAGACTGTTGCATTGACGGGAGCAGGGACAACTAGTATAAGTGGGACTTATCCTAACTTCACTATTACATCTAATGATGCTTATAGTGGGACTGTTACATCCATAACGGCTGGTACGGGTTTGACAGGTGGAACTATCACAACAAGTGGTACTGTGGCATTGGCTACAACTGCTGTGACTGCTGGCAGTTATACGGCTACTAACATTACTGTTGATGCGTATGGACGGATTACTTCAGCCGCCAACGGAACTGCTGGTGCGTCTATCAGCAACGACACAACTACATCAAGTAACCTTTATCCATTGTTTGCGGCGGCAACTTCAGGTACGCCAACAACGATTTACACGGGTAACACCAAGTATTTGTATAAGCCAAGTACGGGTGAGTTAACTGCGCCAGCGCACATCTCGTCAAACGGCATAAACATTAACTCCACTACTGTTAGCGCAAGTTACACGATAGCAAGCGGAAACAATGGCTTTTCGGTTGGCCCGATAACTGTGGCAAGCGGTCAAGCGGTAACTGTCTCTAGCGGTCAACGCTGGTTGGTACTATAAGGAAGAACAATGCCATACGGAACAGTAAATGCAGACTTGATGACCACTTCAGACGGAGTAAGTTCGTCTGGTTTGTATGGGTTTAAGAACCGCATCATCAATGGTGCGATGGTTATAAATCAGAGAGCAACATCTGTAACTGCTAGTGCTTATACAGTAGATAGATGGTCTTATAACGGCTCACAAAACTCTAAGGCTACTGTTTCGCAAGATACATCTGTATATCCAACAGGATTTAATTCTTCTTTAAAAGTTCTTTCATCTTCTGCTTATTCTGTTCTTTCTGGAGATTATTTCACTCTTGAACAACCAATTGAAGGGTTAAATTGCGTTGACTTAGGATGGGGTGCTTCTGGTGCTGTATCTGTTACTTTATCATTTTGGGTTAGGTCAAGTCTTACTGGAACATTTGGCGGTGTTTTATATGCTGGCTCTGGTTCGTACAGTTATCCTTTCAGTTACACAATATCTTCTGCTAATACATGGGAACAAAAATCAGTAACTATTGCTGGCCCAACATCAGGAACATTTGTAACAACTAATGCAACTTGTTTTACAGTTTGTTTTGGTTTAGGTATTGGCTCAACATATAGTGGAACTGCTGGTTCATGGCAAGCAAGCGTACTTCGTTCAGCCACAGGCGCAACAAGCGTAGTCGGCACAAATGGGGCTACATGGTATGTGACTGGTGTGCAATTAGAGGTAGGCAGTACCGCAACATCGTTTGATTACAGACCTTATGGTACTGAGTTGAATTTGTGTCAGAGGTATTTTCAGGTTAAGGGATGCGTTGTTTCTAACACATCTGGTGCATATATAAATACAGTTCATTTGCCTGTTTCTATGCGGGCTACACCAACTATTGGTACAGTAACTTTTGATAGTGGTAGCGGCGCTTCATTTTCTACATTAGGTTCACAAGCAAGTGGTTCTTTAGGCGTGTATCAAAATGCAAACCACTCAGGAATTGCTATTGCTACATCAATACCTTTAAGTGCGGAGTTATAAAATGTATAAATTAAGAAATGTTCTTAGCGGTCAAGATGTTATTAGATTATTAGATGGTTCAATTATCCCATTTGACCCCGCTAACACAGACTATCAAGCCTATTTAAAGTGGGTGGCTGAAGGCAACACGCCACAGCCCGCAGACGAAGGAACACAATAATGGCGGCACTAATCCCATCAGCAAGCGCAACAGGGTCAGGAACAATGACCTTGGCTGGCCCTTCTACAAACTCTAATCAGACTATCACGATTCCAGACGCTACTGGAACAATGATGGTTAGTGGCAATATGCCAGCGTTTAGTGCTTATTTAAGTAGTAATCAAACACCAATTACAAATGGCACTTTTACAAAAATTCAATGTAATACTGAAGAATTTGATACCGCTTCTGCTTATGACAACGCTACAAATTATAGATTCACTCCGCTAGTGGCTGGTTATTATCAAGTAAGTGGTTCTGTAAATATTACTGCGGCAACAAATAATCAAGAAGTGTTAGTTGCTATTTATAAAAATGGTTCTGCCGCAAAGTGGGGTTCTTATATTAATAGGGCGAGTTTTAACTTTGATTTAGGTACTACAGTAAGTGCTTTAATTTATTTAAATGGCTCTACTGATTATGTTGAACTTTATGGCTATGTTACTGGCACAGGCACTTTACAATTTATCGGCTCTCAAGCAAGAACATATTTTCAAGCAGTATTAGTAAGGGGCGCATAATGACTTTAATTGAAAAAATAAAATCAATTTATCCAGAATTGGCAACTTATGATTTTGCTTTAGGCGCAATCACACTACAAAACGACTCTGACGGCAAAGGCGATTACATAGCCAAGTGGGAACACCCAACCCTTGCTAGACCTACTGAGGAACAGTTGTCATGACCCCAGAGCTGCAAAAATACTACGAAAATCGGTTCTCTACGATGGGAACTGATGGGTGGCTTGACTTAATGGAAGATATTGACAACATGATTGCATCATTGAACAATATCAGTACAATCCCTGACGAAGCGACTTTGCACTTTAAAAAGGGCGAGTTGTCAATTCTGACATGGCTGAGAACCTTGAAAGAGGTCAGCGAAAGAGCATACGAGGAATTGGATGAGAAGAATATTTGAATTTGCCTGTGAAAACGGGCATAAAACCGAAAGATTCTGTGATTATGAGACACAGAGTTTTAGGTGTGAGTGCGGAGATACAGCCAACCGCATATTAAGTGCGCCAGCCTTTAGGTTGGAAGGGTGGTCTGGTTCTTTCCCGTCAGCGCATGGGAAGTTCGAGAAAAGCCATCTTGACAAGTTGAAGTCTGAACGTAAGCAAAACTCGTAACAAGAGCGAGTTAAATGTCCTGAGAACGATCAAAACGCAGGAAAAAGGAAAAATATGTTGATTGACAAAGAAGATGAGACGCTAAGTGAGTTAGACGCAGTTGAGGAACAAAAACAACTCCCTGAAACAGAGCCACTCGCCCAAATACCCGACAAATATCGGGAAAAGTCTTTGGAAGATGTGGTCAAAATGCACCTTGAGGCTGAAAAGTTAATCGAGAGGCAAGGTAAGGAAGTCGGTGAGATTCGTAAACTGGCAGATGAACTTATAAAGCAAAACCTTAGTTCTAACAAACAACCTATTGAGAAAGATGAGCCTGAAGTAGATTTCTTTGAGAATCCTAAAGAGGCAATTCGTAAGACAGTAGACCAACATCCCGATGTAGTTGCGGGTCGGCAAGCGGCAAACGACTTCAAGAGGATGCAGATACAGCAGAAGTTAACGCAAGAACATCCTGACTATGTGCAGATTGTTCAAGACCAAGACTTTGTGAATTGGGTGAAATCCTCACCTGTTCGCCTAGACTTGTTTGCGAAGGCGGATGGCGCATTTGACTACGATAGTGCTAACGAGTTGTTGTCAACATTTAAGCAGTTGAGAGGCGTGAAGGTTAAGCAAGCGAGTGAGTCTGGAGAGACAACCCGTAAGAATAACTTGAAGGCGGCAACTGTGGATGTAGGCGGTTCTGGGGAGAGTTCAAAGAGAGTTTATCGAAGGGCTGACCTTATTCGGCTGAAGATGACAGACCCGAACAGATACGATGCTTTGAGTGAGGAAATCATGCAAGCATACGCAGATGGACGGGTTAAGTAATTAACCTATCGTTTTTTGGAGATTTAACATGGCAACAGCATTTAGCCCGACCAATTCGGTCACAACCACCACCTCGGCAACGTTCATTCCTGAAATTTGGAGTGATGAGATTATTGCCGCCTACAAAAAGAACCTCGTTGTCGCTAATGCGGTAATGAAGATGAACTTCAAGGGTAAGAAGGGTGATGTGGTTCATATCCCTGCACCTACCCGTGGTTCAGCATCACTAAAAGCCGCTGAGACAGCAGTCACTTTGATTGCCGCCACAGAGACTGAAGTGCAAGTGTCTATCAACAAACACTATGAATATAGCCGTTTGATCGAAGACATCGTAGAAGCCCAAGCCTTAAACAGTTTGCGTAACTTTTACACAGCAGACGCTGGCTATGCCTTGGCTAAGCAAGTCGATACTGATTTGATCCAATTAGGTCGTGCTTTCAATGGCGCAACTGTGGGAACAAATGACTATGCGACAAGCAATACAACTACTAAGGCTTTCATTGGTGGTGATGGCACTACTGCTTATAACAGCACAACTAGCAATGCTTCTGCATTGACAGATGCCGCTATCCGCAGAACCATTCAACGCCTTGATGACAATGACAC